AAGGCACTTCGCGTCGTCCAGCTGGAGTTTAGACTCCTGGGCGAGCTTCCCGAGTTATCGGGTGCGACGTGTTTTAACCTTAGGAAGGATTGGGACCGAATCGTCCCACTAGTCAAGCAGATGCCTACCTCTTCGGGAGGAGGCAAGACAAGGACTCGTGTACGGGCTTCGAAGATGTCTTCGGCTCTTAAGAGCTGCAAGCGCATATTTGATGCTCCTTGTATGAGTTGTGATGACTGGTGGGCCGAGGAGGCCAAGGGTGAGTGGGCAGGGCGGATGGTTCGGACGCCTGATAGGGTGAACGCCAGTTGGTGTCATGATCCCTATTGGTTGCTTCGACGTCATGTCCGCGGGCTCGCCACCGGGTGGGGTGAGCGTTTGGAAAACGCTCGGAAAGAGTGTGTTGAGGGGGGAGTCAGAAGGAGTGAGAGTGGGGTTTATGTTCCTGACCAGCAGGGGTGTTTTGAGACTAGGCAAGGGGAAGGTGGCACTTTGGCAACGTGCCCCTCAAGAACTTCCAACGATGATTCGCTCGTCCGCTTGGGGGTTGCGAAGACTAAGGGAAAGCTTCGTGTTGTAACGATGCAGTCCGCCCGCGTCAAGCGGGTCCTTACCCCGGTTCACAACGCTCTATACGATCACCTGTCGTCTTTCGGGTGGCTCGTACGAGGGGATGTAAAGAAGGAGGATTTCTTGGCTGTTCTCAATGACAGGAAAGACGGGGAGGCGGTTATCAGTGGGGACTACGAGTCCGCCACTGACAAGATTTATCTTGAGGCCGTCGATGTCATTGTCGAAGAATTAGCGAAAGATGTACGGTTGACGAAGAATGAGAGAAAAGTCCTGCGCGGCTCGTTCACCAATCTTAGATGGATGGACACGTGTACAGGACAGGTCAAGCCTATAAAGCGGGGAAGTATGATGGGAAATTTGGTGAGTTTCCCACTGCTCTGTCTCCTGAACAAGGCTTGTTTCGATATCGCCAGCGATATCGCGAGGGGGGCAGGGGCCAACCGCGTTGGTCGTTTCAACGGCGATGACTGCGTCTTTGCAGGTGATCGGAAGTTCTTTGACCTCTGGAAAGAGGTCACCGGGACTTTCGGGCTTTGTGTCAATGTAGAGAAGACCGGCTACTCCAACATCTCGGCGGATTTGAACTCCCAGAGTTTCTTTATCCGTCGGGGCCAGTTGGCCCCTAAACCCGTCCTATCATTCTTCAGACCGTACCGAAAAGAGCCTGGGTGTCTCTTGACAGAGGTGCTCGATGGGCTGCGGACTTTCCGTGGCGAGGTGGTAAGCCTCGTCGTGAATTGTCTAATGCGCTTCGAGATATCTGCTAGGCAGATAGATTTGTCGACTCTATCTAGAAGAGAATACTCAATCCTTTCGAAGAAATCCTGGTTTCGCCGTGCCTTGACGGATGGCGCGGCCCCCACAGTAAAGAAGGGTGTACGTCGCAGTGTCGAAATGGTCATAGGGCCGCCTCCGAAGGCCTCCCTATACGGTGTTTTTGACACTATGGCGAAGGACGTGGCTGGTGACATGGTCTCGAGATGGACGGGTGTTCCCGTTAAACCTGAAAGGGTTTCCATCGACTATGCTGCCTTCCGAGAACGATCCTCTCAGGCGCCTTCCTATCAACCTCCTTCCTTCCGCGTCCTCAGGAGGGGACCGAAGTTGTGGTCGTTTGTCTGGCCTCGGCCAGTTTACGACCATTTCATGATGTACGAAGACCGGGCCTTTGTCACCAACAAAGCCCGCCGATCACTATGGATCGACGATCATCCTTGTTTACAGGTGAGTGTAGACTTGGTTAGGACTCGTTTCGTACGTGGATCACGCAACTTCCGTACCTACTTCGGACCCCCCGCACTCCTTTCACCCTGCTCCCTTCCA